TGTCACAAAGCAGTCGCCAATTTTGAGCAGTTTCGACTTTATAGAACAAAGATGTTTGGAGATGGAAATATTCGTCTTGAAGCGCTGTTTGATATTGGCGAAGGTGTAGGAAAGCACTGGTACGGCAATATCACGATTGCTTGAAAAACATGTGAATGAGAAAGTAGAATCGAGTCATGCCTGACGAGAGACCAATTTTCATTGTGGACGGCATGAACATGTTTTTGCGATCCTACTCAGCTTTCCCACAAATGTCTTCACACGGATATCAAATGGGAGGCTGTGTAGGATTCCTCAAGTCTCTGCAGCGCCTTTGCAGAGAGTATCAGCCAAGAAGCGTGTACATCACCTGGGAAGGCGGAGGATCTCAAAGACGTCGCAAGATATACCCAGAATATAAAGCGAATAGAAAACCAGGTAAGCTTAATCGATTTTATGCCGACGATATTCCCGATACTGAGGAGAACAAGCAGCATCAACTCATAAGTCTTCTCAGCATGCTCAAGAACGTGCCTGTATGTCAGGTATACGTCTCTGACTGTGAGGGCGATGACATAGTTGCATTTCTCGTTCGTGGTCCTTTTAGAGAAAAGAACGTGGTTGTCATATCTGCAGACAAAGACATGTATCAGCTGTTGGGATCGAAAGTGAAGATCTATTCACTATACAGAAAAAAGTTCATCACTGATGAAGACCTTTTCGAAGAATTTCGAATCAGAGCACACAACTTCGCACTTGCGAAGTGTTTGTGTGGTGACGACTCAGATAACATACCTGGCATTCAAGGTCTTGGATTTAAGAGCGTAGCAAAGAAATTTCCAATGTTAGGCAGCGAAGACACCATTATTTTGCAAGATCTTATCAGTTACGCACATACTCAAAAGGGAATTCTTTACAAGCGAGTCATAGAAGAATCCAGTGTTGTCACTAGAAATTGGCAACTAGTCCACCTGGACGGAAGTATGTTGTCAGGCGATCAGATGAAACGTGTAGAACATGCTGTGGATACATTTAAGCCCACAGTAAATAAGATGGGTCTCATCAAACTCCTGCTGAAGGAAGGCATTAGCGATTTTGACTACGAGGGATTCTTTTACGATCTCTCATGCGTCGACGGTCTAAAGTTCACTTCGGAGAATAAATGATGCAAGAAAACGAAAATAAGATTAACGGAGTTTCCTTTGGTCAGTTTGGAAAATCCTTTCAAGAAAAGCTTTGTCAGGCACTTCTTGTTGACAACAAGTTCTCTGAGCAGATGATGGAGGTTGTTGACATCTCCTACTTTGAGGTTAATTACCTCAAGTTCCTGGCCGACAGGTACTTCGCATATTCTCGTAAATACAAGGTTTACCCATCCCTTCAGCTCCTTGTGACTATCATCAAGGACGACTTGAAGTCGGGAACCGATGTCATTCTCAGAGATCAGATCATCGATTATCTTCAACGCATGAAGGCAAACCCAGATCCAGGAGACCTCCAATACGTCAAGGAGAAGTCTCTTGAGTTCTGTCGTAAACAAGCCTTGAAGAAGGCTCTTGAATCTGCCGTCGACCAGATGCAGGCAAACAAGTACGAGTCCATCGTCGAGACGATTAAGAAGGCAGTTCAGGTTGGTACAGCTCCTTCTGTCGGTCACGACTTCTTCAACGAGATGGATGCCCGTTTCACTAAGCTAAAGCGCGACACAATCCCAACTCGTCTACCAGAACTCGACAAGAAGGAGATCCTCAACGGTGGCAGTGGCAAGGGTGAACTTCTCTGTGTCGTCGGCGCCTCCGGTTCCGGTAAGTCACACTGGCTCACGATGATTGGAGCCAATGCTCTCCGTGAAGGAAAGAACGTTCTCCACTACACGTTCGAGCTATCTGAAACAGCTGTGGGTATTCGTTATGACTCCAATCTCTGCGACATCGATTCAAACGAAGTCATGGATAGAAAAGACGAGGTTGCAAAGTATTACGATGAGACTCGTCTTGGAAGACTATTCATCAAGGAATATCCAACAAATACTGCTTCAGTTTATACTTTGAAGTCACACATCGAGCGATTGGATTTGAAAGGGTTTAAGCCTGACATCGTCATCATTGACTATGCAGACATCATGAGGTCTTCTCGACAGTTCGACTCTCTTCGTCATGAACTCAAGCTCGTCTATGAGGAATTGCGTGGTATGGCAATGGAAATCGGCGTTCCCATCTGGACGGCATCTCAGTCCAACAAGGACGGTGCAAACAGTGAAGTCATCGACATGACGAACATGTCTGAGGCTTACGGCAAGGCAATGATCTGCGATGTAATCGTATCTGTTTCACGTCGCCCCCACGAAAAGGCAGGTGGGTGGGGCCGTCTATACATTGCAAAGAACAGAGCTGGTAGAGATGGTCTAGTCTATCCTATAAAGATCAATACAGCAAGAAGTAAATTTGACATTACAGGAGAGTCTGATTCTCCCGAAGTTAACAGCATCGCAGTGGAAGATGAACAAAAGAAGGCAATTCTTTCCAAGTGGAAAGAACTTAAGAAGGATTTTGGAAAACCTGCGTCCGAAGTGTGATATAATTGAGTTCTGAAACTTGAGTGCAATTATCGACTCGACGAAATAGTTATAAACCCGTCATTTGGAGACATTTTTAAACATGATTAAGTACACACAGGAAGAAGCTTACGCAAGTTCGTTGGAGTATTTCGGAGGCGACGAGTTGGCTGCCTCTGTGTTTCTCTCCAAGTATGCTCTGCGAGATTCAACTGGTTCTCTCCTCGAGAAGGCACCGGCGGACATGCACAGGCGTCTCGCCAAGGAGTTCGCTCGCATCGAGGCGAAGTACCCAAACCCGCTCAGCGAGGAAGAAATCTTCGAGTACCTGTCGAAGTGGGAGATCGTTCCACAGGGTTCTCCCATGTCCGCGATGGGCAATCCCTACAAGATCCAGTCTCTCTCCAACTGCTTCGTCATCGCAGCCCCTGAGGATTCGTATGGTGGCATTCTCTTTGCCGATCAGGAGCAGGCTCAGATCATGAAGCGCCGCGGCGGCGTTGGCTTTGACATCTCCACCATTCGTCCGCGAGGCATGCACACTGCGAACGCAGCTGGTACGACAGACGGCATCGGTGTCTTCATGGAGCGTTTCTCCAATACCTGCCGTGAAGTCGCTCAAGGCGGCCGCAGAGGCGCTCTCATGTTGACCGTCTCCGTTAATCATCCCGAGATCGAGACATTCATCAACATCAAGCGTGACCTTAAGAAGGTTACCGGTGCAAACATCTCCATTCGCCTTACAGACGACTTCATGCAGGCCGTCAAGGACGATTCCGAATACACCCTTCGGTGGCCAGTCGATGCATCGCCTTCTGATGCCAGGGTTACTAAGGTGGTCAAGGCCAAGGAAGTCTGGGACCAGATCATCGATGCAGCCTGGACCTCAGCTGAACCAGGTCTCCTCTTCTGGGACACGGTCAAGAAGGCTACACCTACAGAGGCATATGCTTCTCTCGGTTACGGCTCTGTCTCCACCAACCCATGCGGTGAGATCGTTCTCTCACCTTACGATTCCTGCCGTCTCCTCCTCCTCAACCTCGCCAAGTTCGTGAAGAACCCATATGATGCAGGTGCCACTTTTGATTACGTGGCATTCGGTCGGGCCGCAAAGGTTGCTCAGAGGCTGATGGATGACCTCGTAGACCTCGAACTCGAGGCAGTGGACACCATTATCTCCAAGATTGAGTCGGATCCGGAGTCTGAAGCTGTGAAGCACGCAGAACTCGCCCTGTGGCGCAAGATCAAGGATGCAGCTTCGAAGGGTCGCCGTACAGGCCTCGGCATTACTGCCATGGGCGATGCTCTTGCAGCACTCAACATCCGCTACGGTTCTCAGGAATCGGTGGACAAGACCGAGGAGATCTACAAGGTTCTCGAGGTGAATGCCTATCGCTCTTCCGTTCGAATGGCCGCCGAACGTGGCGCCTTCCCTATCTTCTCCCACAAGCTCGAGGCGGAGCACGAGTTCATTCAGAAGGTGATCTCGGCAGATCCAGAGCTTCGTTCAGATTACCTGAAGCACGGCCGCAGAAACATCGCCCTCACTACAACGGCCCCGGCAGGTTCGGTCTCGTGTCTCACGCAGACAACCAGCGGTATTGAACCGGCATTCCTCGTTTCCTACACACGCAGGAAGAAGGTCAATCCAAATGATGTTGATTCTCGTGTCGACTTCGTGGACCAGTTGGGTGACAAGTGGCAGGAGTACAAGGTCTACCACCACGGCTATAAGAAGTGGATGGAAGTCACAGGCAAGGGCGATGTGATCGAGGAGTCTCCATACTGGAAGGCTACATCCAACGATGTCGACTGGGAGATGTCAGTGAAGCTTCAGGCCGCTGCTCAGAAGTGGGTGTGCCACTCTCTCTCGAAGACCTGCAACCTTCCAAATGACACAACCAAGGAGACTGTTGCCCAAGTTTACATGGCAGCTTGGGAATCAGGTTGCAAGGGCTTCACGGTGTATCGTGACGGTTGCCGCACCGGTGTCCTTGTTTCCGATGCTCCAAAGGCAGAAGAAAAGAAGGCTGACGGACAACCCACGGGCATCACAGAAAACCACGCACCAAAGAGGCCTAAGGAATTACAGTGTGATATTCACAGAATTAACGTGAAGGGTACGTCAGGTTCTGAAAGTTATCTCGTCCTCGTCGGCATGATGGATGACAAGCCTTATGAAGTCTTCTGTGGCCTCTCCTCGCACGTTGAAGTACCGAAGAAGGCGAAGCACGGAACACTCATCAAGAACGGCAAGAAGGATGGTGTGGCGACATACAACCTCTCCATTCCTGTCGGTGATGATGACGTTGTTGTCTTCAAGGATGTGGTCGAGCTCTTCGCCAATCCACTCCACGGAGCATTCACGCGTTCACTTTCGCTGGCCCTCCGCCACGGTATTCCCGTCCAGTATGTCACTGAGCAGCTTCAGAAGGACAAGCACAGCGACATGCAGAGCTTCTCAAGAGTCATCGCTCGAGTTCTTAAGAGCTATATCCCAGATGGAACGAAGTCTACTTCCGACAAGAAGTGCTCGTCTTGCGGAGCTACAGACGGTCTCGTCTATCAGGAAGGTTGCTTAACGTGCAAATCCTGCGGAAATTCCAAGTGTGGGTGAATAGTTAAGTTCGGAGTCGAAAATGAAACTTACCCAGAGACAACTTGAGAAGATCACAGGCCTCATCAACGAGGAGGCAGAAGTTAGAAAGAACCTCCATGAGAGCATGTACGAGAACAGGAAGAAGTCTGTCGCGCAGGAAAGTTTTCTCTTTGAGAATGCAGATCCAAGTGACATGCCTGGTCAGCTCGTTGCAGCGCTCGATGACGAGATGACAAATTATTCACAGCAAGTTCTTACACCCATTAACAAGAAGGTCTACGCTGAACTTTCAAACATGTATTACGACTTGACTGGAAAGACCGTCAAAGCTGATATACTGAGAGACAATCTTGAGGAGTTTAACTCCTATGAACTTGAGATGGAGCTTGTGACAGATATTAAGATGGCTATCGACAGATACGTTCTCGCTCTTGGCAAACTTGCCGTTGAAGAATCAGGAGTTAATTCTCCTGAGGGAATGGAATGAAGAAGCAGCAAGCACTTAAGCAGGTGATTGCCTCGGAAGTGAAGTCTATCCTCAAAGAGGACTATGCCCGAGGCATTCCTGATTTCGCACTCTCTCAGGTTGCATCTGATGCAACTGAAGGTCTCAAGCGTCATCTTCGTAGACACATCAGCCAGATGTCAAAAGATCCTGCCAAGCAACGACAGATGCTTGCATCTGCAAATTCTGTCCTTCAAGAGCTTGAGAAGGAAATGAAGGAACTTCTCGAAGAGAAGTTATTGAAATTCGTACGCAGCGTATAGTAATATGGCGTTATGCCACAACAACCCAACAGAGTAGAACTTATTGGTTTCTACGGTGGAGATGAGTCGCACGCATTGTCAGCATGGACCTCCACCTCTCGTGATTTAACAGACGAGAAACGTGAGAGAATTCCCAAGCTCTTGAAGATGCTCGCTGAAAACGGACATGAGACACCCTTCGAGAAGTCGTCACTCCACTTCCTCTGCACCACCGAGATAGCCACACACATCCATCTCATCAAGCACCGAATTGGAGTCTCTGTCAATGGCGAATCTGCCCGTTATAAGGAACTGAAGGACGATAAGTACTACGTTCCCACCGATTGGGATGCGGAGGAGAAGACAAAGTATGTGGAACACATGGAGGCATCTCTCTCCAAGTACCATGAGGTGTTAACTCGTCTGGAGAAGAAGGGAGTTCCTCGGAAGCGTGCCAAGGAGTCTGCTCGAATGTACGTTCCGTATGGAAACCAGCTCACCGCCGACGTGATGTTCAACTTTCGATCCTTCGTTCATTTCCTTCGGTTACGTTACTCCACGCATGCACAGCTTGAGGTTCGTGACCTTGCAGGTGACATGCTCCGTCTCGTGAAGGAGACAGGACAGTTTGATGCCACACTTGAGGCGTTCGGTCTGTTAAAGGATGGACAACTGAGGGGACCGTTCGAATGAGTAAGATCATTGTGATTGAGGGACCTGATAGGGTTGGTAAAGCTACACAGAGCGCGCTCCTGTGCGAGTATCTTTGGCAGTGCGGCAAGAAGGCAAAGGTTGTCGAAGTTCCCATTCACGATGAGATGACCTACAAGGCCATTTATTGGATGCTTGAGAAAGGACATGCCAAGAAGTTTCCTAGAGTATTCCAGTTGACCCAGTTTCTAAATAGATGGTTGTTCCAGACGAAAGAACTCTCTGATCTTGATCATGTGTATGACTATCTCATCTTCGACAGGTGGAGTCTGTCAACTACTGTCTACGGCAAAGCCGCTGGAGTTGATGACGGATTCGTGAATTACTTTTATAAAAAGTTGAGAAAACCTGACTTCACTCTCGTGCTTCTTGGTGAGCCTCACAAACATGAACCTGAAGATGTTTACGAGAAAGACGCAAAGCTTCAGGAGAATGTCAGAAAGCTATACGCTGACTGGGTAAACAAACATCCTAAGGAGGCGCATGTGGTTGCGTCAGACCGTCCAAAAGAATCTGTGTTTACAGAAATAATCGTGGTATTAAAGACTACAAGAAACATTCCGGCATAAAGGAGAATTAAATGAGTTACAAGATTTCAGACAGCGTTGCAATGAGAATGATCCAGATCTTTCAGGAAGCCGTCATCTTCGGTATCGACGGTGCTGACCTACTCCGACAGGTCCGTCTCGTGGAGGATCCAAAGGAAGAGGGAACTCTCACTCTCGATTCCGAGTACGTCAAGCTGGTCGCAGAGATGCACGAGAAGTCACTTGCCGAAGCTGCAAAGAAGCAGGCAGAGGCAGAGATCACTAGAGATCTCTTGATCTAAAAAAAGTTACTCAAGGGGTTACCTTCTTCGAGGGGATGATTATCGTAGGATCACGAGGCAATGAGCCTCAAGACCACAGGAGAACAATAGATGTTGAACAAGTACTACGATTCGATGCTGAAGACCCCGACTCTCTTCGACACCCTTCGTACACTAGAGGACCTTTACTCGACCCCCTACACGACACGAACGAGAGTACATACAAGCTCCTCTGTGTACAGGACTGAAGAGAAGGACAATGAACTTCATCTCTCCGTTGATTTACCAGGAGTCAAGTCAAAAGATCTTTCCGTTCAGGCAACGGGGAGAGACATTAAAGTGACAGGAAAACTTCGGGGCGAAGAATTTAAGTACTCATATGTCCTTTCAAGGGACTACGATCCAGAAACTGTCACAGCGACACACGAAGACGGTGTTTTGACATTAACTTTTGGTAAAACTACTGTTGCAAAGACAAGAACAATAGAAATTAAGACGAGATAAATAGACAGAGCAGATTAATCACTTCCTTACGGCAGAAATGAAAATTTCTGCCGTTTTTCTTTTGTGTTATAATTAATGAAAGCGTCATGTCAAAAAAACCCGTGCACTCAGATCTTAACAAGCTTGTGATAGAACAAAAAATTCAAGAGAGAATTCTAGCTGAATCTACTGCATTACTGATAATGGAAGTTTTAGATGCAGAAGATTTAAAAAAAGCTACGCGTGTTCTCGATAGGCTAGCATCTATAGAAAAGATAGCTTTGTCTGATCCAAATCTTAAAGATTCACTCGGAGCAGCAATCACCGACGCGCGCAACGATGTCAATGATTTTACTGGTGGCGGCATGGGTTCTTTGTTAAAAAAAGGAGCCACGGCGATTGCACAAAAATTTGGAGCAAAGGCAGGAAAAAACCCTATTCTAAAGGCTACCATGCTGCTAAACGCGCTCGAGACAGGTCTCAAAGATGCTGCAAGCGTTATTAAAAACAATGCCCCTAACTTCGATGAAAAGTCTGATCAGCCTCTCATGAAGCAGCTTGATGACAATGGTATCAAGAATGTTCAAAAGAACTTAAAAAAGGCTTTCGTTCCAGAAGGAGTCTTTGCAAATCTAAAATCTTTCTTTGGTGCTTCCAGCGGAGGAATGCCTTACGTCAACAGCATAGAAACGCTTGTTGACGACATCATGATGATGCCAGCACCGAAGCTTGTTCAATTGATAAGGACAGTCACATCAAATCCTGTTTCAAGCGAAATACAGGACTCAGTCAAAGACATGATGGGCTCTGCTGCCAAGACATCTTCGACAGCTGACACAAGTGCCAAACCAGTTACATCGCTTGATGCGTTAGCATCTGCTGTTGCTGCCGGCAGATCCGAAGAAAAAGGAGTCGATCCCAGCGCAGCAGCTGAGAAGGCAAAAGAAAATCCAAAAGCTTTGGTGAAAGACTTTGTGAAGTATGTTCAGGATAAGTCGCAGCAAGATGAAAAGACTGTTTCAAGAGTTCTTTCTGCTCTTTTAAAGAAGGGCAAGCTAAGATCTTCATTTTCTGTTGCTGAATCTACCCAAAGAAAATCAAACATTTATACGCTAACAATGAAAGACGTGATTGATGCACAGATGGCGCTCATTCATTCGAAAGGATCGACACGTCAATGGGTAAAAAATCTCTTAGAGATGGAAGTACCAGAAGAAGTCAAGAATGCGCTACAAAACAACAAGGATGGCAAAGAATTCATTCAAAAGATAGAGAAGGATGAATCTCCTGCTGAGGGTGAAGTCATAGCACTAAAAAACATCGTTAAGAATCTAAAGCTTTCAAAAGAGCCTGAGAACCTTAACAAGGAAATAGACGCTATTGTAGACAAAGTTAAGAAGTCTGGTGAAGAAAATAAGAAGAAGTCGGAATTTAAAAAGAAGGTCGATGACAGCAAGTCAATAGAGGACATTGTCGACATACTAGACGAAATGGATCCTGACGGCAAGAAAATGATAGGGGACACATCAGTTGATCTCATCATAAAAATCTTGAATCAAGCAGAAAGCAATTTTACTTCTTCGAAGTCCTCCAAAGACAAGAAAGATGCGATTAGAGGCCTGAAGAGAATACCCGCTGAGATTGATTTTGTTAAGCTAAAAGCAAGAGACCTGCTTATTAACACTTCCAAAGACAGCGGCGGCAAGCACGCCAATCTAATCAAGACAATTCAAGACGATCTCGAAGGGATTGACACAAAGTCTATCGAGGCCATTCTGGACGCCCTCCCAGACTACCTCAAGCTAGAATCGAAAAAGCATACTAAGAATGTAATATAGCTGAAATTAGTACTATACTCATGAATCATGAGTCCCGATAAAGAGAAGCAGCTTTTTCAGAAATACCCAAAGATTTTTATCAATCTAAAGTACACAGAGTGCGGTGATGGCTGGTACGACATCATCGACTCTCTCTGCGCAGTCCTTCAGAACGAGGCGTATAACGTCATTTACAGGCTCCCTGAGGAAGAGAAAGAGGCCGCACAGCCTCTCGCCGCTCAGGTGAAGGAGAAGTTCGGTGGCCTTCGCTTCTACATCTATGGTGGCAACGAAGAGATGTGGGGTGCCATCCGAATGGCCGAGGCAATGTCTCACAAGATCTGTGAGGACTGTGGAGTGCCCGGTCATAAGCAACCAGGTGGGTGGATCCGCACCCTCTGTGATCCTTGCCAGGAGAAGAGACTCACTCGCAAGTTGAACACTGACGAGCTAATTGATAAGATTAGAGCAACATGAAGATTGAGAAATTCGAAGACGGCCTGGCGATCTGTGGCGACTGCACCTCACAAGAGGTGATCGATGAGATCAAGAACGTTCTCGGCGATTCCAAACTGAAGGCAGTCGTCACGGATCCTCCTTACGGCAACATCATCGATGAGGAGTGGGACAAGTGGCACGACGGACAGAAAAAGTTCGTAAATTGGATGGTGGAATGGACCAACACATTCTCCGATTTAATCATGGACGGTGGTGCCATGTACGTGTGGGGTGGATACGGTATTCCGGGTTTCCGCCCTTTCTTTGAGTATGCACACCGCGTTGAGTACGAAACGCCCATGCGAATCTCCAACCTCATCACTTGGCACAAGAAGCGGGCCTACGGAGTACAACACAACTATCTCTCCACCCGTGAGGAAGTTCTGTACATGGTGAAGGGTAACATCAAGAAGCCTGCTACCTTCAATGTTCCCTACCTCGACACGAAGCGAGGATATGCTGGTTACAACGCCAAGTATCCCGCTAAGAGCGAGTTCTACAGGCGCACAAACGTCTGGACAGATATCACTGAGATCTTTTCAGGAAAGGTGCATCCCACTCAGAAACCACTCCAGGTTTTTGAGATCCCTATCCTCGCAAACACCAATGAGGGTGACTGGATCATGGATCCCTTTGGTGGATCCATGACAGCTGCTTATGCAGCTCAAGGCCTGAAGCGTAACTGGATATGCATAGAGAAAGATGAAAAGATTTTTGATGATGCAGTAGAAAACTTGAGGACCGTGAAAAGAAAGCGATGAGGGCCTCGATGCCGATCAGCGGAAAGATATTTACATCAAAGCCGCCGATCTTAGGAGCTGAAATGAAAAGAAACGTTCTCCTACTCAATGCTGATTGGACACCACTTAACTTCGTATCGTCTATTCGTGCTCTCAATCTGCTGTTTAAATGCAGGGCTGAGGTAATTACGGTGGGAGAATCTCCTAGCGCGTGGGATGATGTCTACACGACTCCCGGTAGTGCCTATAGGGTTCCTGCTACCGTTCGGCTCTTCGAACGGGTGACACGCAAGTACTCTACTCCACGTTTTAGAAAAAGAGTCTTATTTAACCGTGATAACTGGCAATGTCAATATTGCGGAATAAATCTGGACTACAAGACCATCACGATCGACCACGTGCTTCCGCGTTCTAAAGGCGGAACTACAGACTGGAAGAACTGTGTTTCTGCTTGTAAAAAGTGCAATATTAGAAAAGGATCGAGACTTCTTTCTGAGTCTGGGATGCATTTGAGGAAGCCGCCTTCTATCCCGTTAATGACTCATTTCTGGGATGTGAGTCCTACTGGAACTTGGCACCCTGACTGGTCTTCTTTCTTTCAGTTTAATAGTTACTATTCATGAAGATTACTCTAGGACAGCTGCGAGAGATTGTTAGAAAGGCTATTAGTGGTTCACAGCCTGAAGAATCCTATACGGAAGAACTTCTAGACGATCCTGCATTTAAGAAAAAGAGCGTTCTTGTGAGAGACGACGCCAAGAAAAAGATAGCTTCGTGGGCCAAAGACATGAAGTTGTCCACTAAATAGCGTATGATTTCATTTGCGCTTAATACTTAGAAACTAGGAGTCTTTTCAATATGGATCTGAAGCTTGAAGAGCTGCAGCGAGTAGCAAAGATAACGATAAAAGAAGAACAGAAGAATTCAGCAATTCGCGACGAGCTCTTTCGCGTTTTTGGCCCTCCCGTCATGGTCTCCAAAAGTTGCGAGAGAGTCGCGGAAGCTGCAAATGAACAGCTGGATTTTTTTGAATCAACGGGTCAGACGGACTACAAGTCTGCAAAAACGTCTATCTTGGTGGAAGCTTTAATGAGCAAGCACTCAGAAGTAAGAAAGCTTGCAGCTAGATTGCTTCCAATAAGACTTGCTGAGAGACTTCTCAGTGATCCTTCTTCTTCAGTAAGATGTGCAGTAGCAAAACGCCTTCCTTACGGATCTTTAAAAGAGTCTATCAGGAAGTTCCCTAATGATGATCAGCTATTGACAATAGTGAAACAAAAGAGGCTACAAGAATCAGGTCTCCCAAACGTCAAACCTGTTGAAGAACCATTTGACATGTATGGAGAAGAGCCACTTGGAGATGCAGTCAAGACCCGCAGCACAGGTAAAGACTTACCAGATAGCTGGTACGAAAGACTTGCAAGCAAGCTTTGTAAAGAATACGGCGGTAATATCGAAGGAAATTGGGAAGAGACGGTCGCGACACGAGTAGTTGCCAGCCATTACTCTACTACAGGAGTTAAGTTGGACAGGGAGAAACTTCTCAAATGCATTTATGACTGCATAAAAGCTCGTGAAGAGGAAGTTCTCGGAGAGGGGTCGCTCAAGGCTATAGCAGCCCGCTTGCTTCGTGAATCTCACCTCGACGATGCAGTCTTGCCTGTCATTGAAGACAGAAATGATCCTGCGGCCGACCTGGTAGAATCCAGTCTTTCCAATTCTCAGTACATCGAAGAAGCTGAGAAGGTCTTCAGCATTCGTAAGGCCTCTGTTCCAGCTGGCATCAAGAAGTATCGCCTCGGTGAGGGCAACCACAAGGAGACGCTCATTCCTGTAAATGCGAAAGTCCCTGGTGGTAAGATGACTGTCACGGCTGAGAACGCTCTCGATCGTTACGTAGACTCTTGGAACAAGCGTCAGGCACTCGAGGGAGAGCCCTACCGTCTCTCGTGGGGACCAGGAGCTGCCCTCGATTCAGTCAGCTTTAACCTTACTTTGAAGTGAGAATGTAATGAAGAGAAGACTCGTAGAAACTCTTGAAATGGCTCTCGTAGTGGAGCCCAATCTTGGAATTGTTACCGACAACATGGTTGCTGAATGGGGAGGAGTTCCCTACCCAGAACTCTCTGTGCTCCTCGCAAACCTCAAGTTCCTCGCATCTGTGCACCAGAACCACCACTGGACGACAAAAGGCGATCCCTTCTATGGCGACCACTTACTCTTCTCCCGCCTTTACGAGGGTGTCACAGGAGAGATCGATTCCATCGCTGAGAAGGCAATCGGACTTGGATCCACGGCAAACGTCGACATCGCGCTTCTCCACAATCAACTCTGCAAGCTCATTCAGGGATACGGCATGACATCCACAATTCCGCAACCCACCGAGCTGGCCAAGCGTTCCTATCTCGCAGAGATGAATTTCCTGAAAGTTGTTGCTCACCTCGTTGAGCACATGAAGGCCTGCGGAACTCTCACACGTGGTCTCGACAATCTCCTCGCCGGAATCGAGGACAAGCACGAAGGACACATCTACCTTCTCAAGCAAAGGATAATGCCACAATGAAACTCACAGCAACGATGCTCCGTAAACTCATCGCAGAGGAAGTAAGCAAATCACAGCCGAAGAAACAACTCTCAGAGGCGATGAATCGCATCACTGAGGACGAGATGGCCGCGTGGAAGAGCGGTAACTGGGGTTATGTTGCTGGCGACGAACATGAGCCTGCTGTCGACTTCGATGATGACGACCGCTTCCTCCACGGTTCAGAGCACGGTGAGGCCCACGACGACGAAGGCTACATGGCTAAGTCTCAGCTCGCATCCATGAAGGAGATGGCATATGAGGTGTGTGAGCTTCTCGACGGTGATGATCAGCTTCCTGGTTGGGTTCAGAACCACCTTGCAGTTGCGCACGAGAACCTCCAGCAGGTTCACGGATACCTCACGGGTGATGCTAAGATGCAAGCCTACGAAGAAGAGCACGGCATGCACGCTGAAGCCAAGAAGAAGGGACCTTCAAAGAAGACTGCGCAGAAGATCCTCAAGGGAACCAAGACCTTTAAGGATAAGGTGAAGAAGGTTGAGAAATGGGCAGACGATCCCGAGGCAGCTGCAGCGTGGATGATGCACAAGGCCACGGGCAAGTGGCCCAGCGAGAAGTGATTTATCATGGACCAAGAATTAACTCTGACAGAAGAAGATCTAAGAGATCTCATTAGAGATGTCTTTGAACAAGCTAGCAAGAGAGTTGATCCTGAAGACAGGCCTCATCCAAGGCAGTACGGCGCAAAGCAAGGTACTAAGCGTGATCAAGAACTCGATAAGGCTAAAGAGCTCGCAAAGAGTGATAATCCTGCAGACAGGAAGCGTGCATACGAGCTACGTGCCGACATGGAAGAAAAAGAGCGTGAGAAGCCAGGATTTAAAAACAAGCCACGTTCAGACTCTGAATCTGTAAATGAAGGATTTGAACTTTTGCAGGATCTTGTATCCGAACTGATTAACGAGGCTCTTTCAGCAAAGACAAAAGAGACACTTCGTAAGAAGGCTGAGAAACGTGGTCTCACACCAGGATCCGTAGAGGCTGAATACAAGAAGGGCCTTGCTGCGTGGGCGACCAGCGGTTCACGCAAAGGAATGTCTCAACATCAATGGGCGATGGCACGAGTCAACTCGGCCAATCCTTCTAAGTCATGGGCTGTTGTAAAGAAGTCAAAAGCAAAGAAAAAGAAAAAGTAAGAAGCAAAAACTGAAACGGCCTCTTTCGAGGCCGTTTCTCATTTGTCAACGTCAAGCGTCTTTGGATATCCCTTTTCACCCGGGCGTTTCGGACGCTTACCGGCTTTCCTTCTTGCATGAATGTTTGCCCAAAGTCCACGCTTCTTCTTTGCTTCTGAGATTTCGTGCGTGCATCCACACGATCCTTCAACTTCCATGTAGCCGCACTGATTGCATGAATCTGCCTCGTTTGTGTGATCACACTCACAGTCTTCCATGCCGCATTGAGGGCAGTGCTCTTCTTCTATGCTCCTTACACCTGCAGGTGCATCTCCCGCATAACTTCCTATTGGATCTCCAAAGCGCTCTTGTAGAATTTGTCTGATGCTAAGTTTCATGTCAATAAATATCATTGTACTATAACAGTTCTCTTTTATATGATGTTTGAGACATGGATAGTTGTAAGTTAACAAAAATGCTTCAGCTTCGAGAGAAGTTTATGAAAGATTTGGCAGAGAAGAGGCCTGCTGTGTTGCAAGACTGGCCTGTCGACATCTCCAAGAAAGAATCTCAGCAAGTCGTGAGAGATACCGTTCTAAAGGGTGTAGAGGAAATGTTTGAGTCACTTGCTCACCTCAAGAACTGGAAGCCTCACAGGACCACAGAAGTTGCAGACTTCGACCACGAGGCTTTCCTTGAGGAGTATGTTGACGCTTTTAACTACTTCCTGTCAGTTCTTGTGATGCTTGGAATTGATGCTGATGAGTTGTTTCATGCTTACGTTAGAAAAGATGGAATAATCCACGACAGACTAAAGAAAGATTATTGATGAATTGGTCAAATCTAAGCGAATCTTTAGAGGCTCAAAAAGCATTCTCGGACCTTTTCTTCGAGGCCACCAGCCTTACTAATGAGCAAAGAGAAGAACAATTAAAGACTCTTGTGCTTGCTCTTCATTCAGAGGCGACAGGTATCGTTGAGTCTGTTAATTACAAAGATCACCGTTGTGCTTCTGAGCCTGTTGATAAGGCTAAGATTCTTTATAAGACTGTTGATGCATATCGTTATATTCTTGCCATCCTAAACCTCTGGGAAATTGATGGGAATAATTTTGCAGCTGCTCTGAGTCAAAAGGATGACTTCCTCCACTACAGGCATAGGCTGTCTGGCAGGCGGTGGCAAGGTCAGCCAGTTGCTATTTTTGACATGGATGATGTTCTTGCAAACTTCAGAAAGTCGTTCTGCGAGTGGTCTTCTAAAAAGTGCGGCCATTTCATAGATCCTGAGAGTGATGAGTACTATAACGTTCGAGAATTCAAACGCCTCGGCGTTAATAGCGAAGGATATTTCAAAGAGTTTATGGACTGTCATGGTCTTGCGATGCTCGAGCGTGACGAGGTCTATATCGATCTACTAAACTATCTCAAAGACAAGGGTTTCTGGATTCAGATCCTTACGTCGAGACCGTCAAATGAGCTTGCGTGCTTCTATGACACTTATACCTGGCTCAAGAGAAACGATATCGATGCAGATGGGGTTGCTTTTGCTCCAGAAAAGTTTATTTGGCTTTCTAAACAAGTCTTCTATAGTACGGGTAAATATTTCGCGATAGACGATTCTGCAAAGCATGCTGCAGAATATGCTAAACATGGCGTGAAGGTTCTTGTTCCTGAGAAGTCTTATAATCAAGAGGTCAGAGGAATCAATAACGTCGTATATGTTCCTCGGGAAAGAAATCCAGTTGAATTTATTCCTACCCTCTGACATTACCTTCATAGTTATCAGACGAAGGATACAAGAATGGGCGGTAATGTTCTAGTAAAAGACGTAGAAGGAAAATACCAGAAGGCAGGAAAACCAGACTTCAGAAGCATAAGCAGAGCTGAGTTCACTAGACATTTTCTGGATGCTCTTAAGAAGCTTGACGACATGCACAACAAGGTGTTTGGAGAGCCGATCTGGCCTTCGAAGACAAGAGATTCTCTTCTCTCTTCAGGTCAGGCGTTTAACGGATCTTCAGAGCACCTTTTTAACAAGCAGATGTCTGATGAAGAGTTCGTAGAGTACAAACCTACTGTTGGCGACATAGACTTAACTGTTCCTCACGAAAAGCTAAAGACAATATTTGATCTTCTTGCCAAAGTACAGGGAAGGTCAATAACTCCCAACGTGACTTACATAGGACAAAATAAAGAAGATCAAGGGGAAGGTCACCAAATTAATTCTCTTTTTTCTTACAAATCAAAGAACCTAGATTCTCCTATTAATGTACAAATCGATTTCGAAGGAGTCGAATATGGAAAAACAGGAGGTCCCGATGAATTTTCTAAGTTCGGTCATTCTTCTTCTTGGGAAGACATCAAGTCTGGTATCAAGGGAGTTTTTCATAAGTACATTCTCAGGGGTCTTGCAAAAGCGGCTTCCACGCAGATTGATGCTGTAGTTCTAACTCCTAAAAGTCCACTTGAGCCCCCAGAGGCAATAAAAGTGGCAAAGAGGACTTCACCTCTTTCTCTACTGTCTTTTTCAGTCGACAGAGGGCTCAGAGCGAATGCTGAGCAACAGTTTTTGCCCGATGGTTCTCCCGTCATTGTGAACGGAATGAGAGCATTCAAAGAGATCCCAACCAGTTCTTCTACTTATGCCAGGACCAAGAAAGAAATATTCTCGCTAATATTCGGCGAGGAACCAGTAGGTAATGAATTGCAACTCCTCGATTCCTTCGTTGGCATACTTCAGCTAATGTCGGATCACCTTGATGACTCGCAGATAGACTCAGTATTTTTAGATTTCGTAAATGACAAACTTTTTGGGCAAGGGCAAGCTCTCGACGCATACAATCCAGAAGTTGACAGATCTGCAAAAATGGGTGCTGTCTCGTTGTTCATGCAGAAGTTTCCATTCCTTCAAAGTCATCAAGACCTACTTGAGAAGTTGCAAAGCGACTACTACAAGAAATATAAAGTAAGAGTAGCAGAAACATTTAGACGAAGAGGCATAAAGATCAATGCTTGACATTTCGATCAAGGCTCTATCGAAAGCAATTACAAATCCGAAGAAGGCGGCAGACTTCGTTAGGAAACACATTGTTGCTGTCGAAAAGGTCGACGGTACTAAGCTGACTCTCATTCGAAACGACCAGAAGTTTAATCAAGATTACACAAAGAATTGGATAGTCGCCTACAAGGGTAATGTCTTGTATCCCACGGAATTTCAAGGTCTTGAAAAGCGCGACAAAGACATCAAGTCAGCAGCACTCGGTACTTCTCAGTATAAATTTGTTCACGACCACCTAAGAAAAGTGCATCCAGGTACAGCGGCGATTCCCACAAACACAGAATTTTTTGTGGAGTTTGTGCAGAACAAGCCTACCATTACGAGAGATTATGCTCGAAAACACGGCATGTATCTCGTCGGTTTCGGTCCTACTAAGTACGCAGTCTCTAGAGGTCAGCTCTTTTCTTCATCAAACTTCATAGATTCTTCCGAAGAGCTCAACAGACATAGAGAGATCTTGCAGCTAGGCGCATTCCCTGTAGTTTTTGACGGAAATCTTTCCTCTCGTGAGTCAATCATTAAAGGATGCATCGATCCCTCACTCCGCGAGTTGTTCTCTAAAGGATTTAAAGAAACAGATTTTTCTGACCCTATGTCTATAGTCAAATTGGCTGCAGACGTCTTCTCTCAGCTTGAGTCATCACTCGGCGGCCCTGCGGAAGGAGTTGTTCTTCAAGTCGGAGATGACGATATGTCTGAGAAGCAACTACTCAAGGTTCTAGCGGCAGACCAACATAGCAAAGATGCTCGCGGCGCAAAACAATCCCGCTACAAAGGCACTGAGGATGAGGAGACAGCATACTGGCGTCTCGTTAATGAACTCGTCGATGACATTCTAGACCGTCTACCTCCCGGCGATCCTTCTGAGATGCTTCAGCGTCTCTCGTCAGAGGTCTATGGCCTGAGCGATGATCTTCCAACGCATCCGGTCAAGTCTGTCATAAATGTGCAGGAAGACGTGTTTTTGACTGCAAAGTTAAGACTTCTTGGCACGGGCTCACACAGGGCCAACAAAGTTGCTGTTATACCGATGGCTGCTAAACCTTTCCATGCAGGCCACGACTCTCTTATACGACAGGCAGTCTCTGACGGAAATGATTCTGTCATAGTGTTTGTTTCTACGGGAGGAAGAGAAGAAGTTACCGCTGAGGACATGATTCCGTTGTGGCGTGACTTCTATATCCCGGGAATCTCATCTCAGTACGGAGATAAAGTTATTATTAGATTCTCGGATGCCCCTATGAGAGAGGCGCTTCTGATTGCGAAGGACCTTGTCAGCAGGGGCAAGAAGACTGTAGTTCGTCTCTACGGCGGAGTTGACTCAGCAGGCGAGAACGATGCACAACAGAGGGTAGATGCCATTCTTGCCAAGAACCCAGAGATGAAGGGCAGAATAGTTCCAATTGCAGTATCTAGATCTACTACGGGAGGCATCAGCGGAACTGCAATGAGAGGTTATCTCAGTTCTGGTGACTCACAGAGTTTCATTCAAAATCTACCGGACTGGCTCGGAAAGAAAGAGAAGCTCGGAGTCTGGCGTGCGATGTCGAGTATCTCTTCCTCTAAATCTAAGAATGAAAACTTGATCAGATCTTATGTAAGATCTGTAATCAAGGCATGAATGTATTCTTTTCTTCAGATCACCACTTCTTTCACGAGAACATAATCAAGTATTGTGGTCGACCCTTTTCTGACGTCGATCACATGAATCGTGAGATGCTTGCTTCGCTAAATGCAGTTGCAAATTCTCAAGATTTAATGATCTTCGTGGGAGATCTTACAGCAAGTCTCAAGGGTAGACACGAAGAATTACTATCGATCATACAGTCGCTCAGGTGTAGAAAGATT